AGCAAAATCATATGCTTTTTGATTTACAGATTCCCATCTTGACCTAGTATTGCCATTTACAGTATTAAATATTTGTCTTACTCTTTCTGCTTTTTTCTTTGACATTATCCTCTCCAATTACCTTGTTTTTGTTTTCCCTGACCAGGCATATCCCCATCAATCATTTGCATTTTATCTAATTCTTTTTGCCCTGCATCAATGTCTACAGTTCCATCATTAATTTTTTCTATTATATCATTAGTATCCATATTCATTTCATTCATAATAATATCTTCTTGACTTATATTTTTAGATGAAACTTTTTGAGCTAAGTTTGCATTTATATTTTTCATAGAACCAGAACTTGGAGTTTTTATTTTTTGTTCAATAAACATTTTTCTCATTGCTGGCCAACCTTTAGTGCTACCAGTCTCAAGAACTGACATTAATTTAAACATCTTTATCATTTCAGGTTTATCTAACTCACTTAAGTTTTTAGGCATTGAAGGTACAGCATTTGACCTTTGTCCATTCATAAAGTCTAAAAATTGTTTCTTTTTTTCCATTTCTCTTTGACTCATCTTACTTTGCTCCCTTTGTATCTATAACCTTTTACAAATTTTCTATTAGGACCTTTATCTCCACCTTGACCTTCATTAATATCATACCATTCATAATGAGATGATTTTACAGGTCCATCTTTACCACTATCATGTATAACATCTATACCTGAAAACCAACCGCTAAACATCCCCATACTATCAGGATTTCCTGACATTTTAGAAACAACAGTTGCATGCATACCACCTTCTGTATTATTAACTACCATAATATCTCCTGGTCTTATAGATCCAGCAGAAACAATTATCTCCCAATCATTTCTATGTTCATATCGTGAAGGTATTCTTTTTCCTTGTCTATCTTTAGGATTATCGTACATATCTACTTTATAACCTTCAATAGCATCCATAAAAGTTATAACACTATTAGTAGCAGGAAAAGGTATTCCTGATTTTTGATAAATAGTTTTAGCACATTTTAAACAAACTTTATCTTTACTGCCTTGTATTTCAAAGTCTGAACCTATTAAAGATTTAGCAGTAGTAATTATTTGGTCTTTACGACCTTCTTCCATTATATCCATTAATCTCTTACCTCAAAATGTGGGAAGTCGTCAAATTTATTATCATCAACTTCAAAGTTCATATTCCAGTCTCCTCCCCAACGAAGAGTAATACCCATCCCACGAGCCACCCCAAGGACATACCCAGCAAAAAGGTGGAAACGTTCTCTATCATGCCAGTCAATAGGGTAAGGCACGACATCAACAGCGAGAGAAGGGCTAGCATTATGCCTACCTTTTGGGTAACGGACTTTAGTTTTTCCTTCGTCATATAATTTATTTTGCCTATCCTTAGACCTGTGTCCTTCTAATACAGAACAGTCTACATGCTTTATAACTTCATTAAATACTTTTTGCAATCTTTCATCAGAACTTGCAAGCTTTGCATTACTTCTTTTACCAAATCTAGGCATATTTACTCCTTATGCTGTTACCCAACTTTTAGCTCTTGGTTTGTGTTTATACCAATCGCCAGATTTATTTTCTTTAACTATCTTAGACGGGTATGCATATTTACAAGCATATGCTAACGCATCGATAGTATCATCGTGCCCCATCCTAGGTCCAAATGTAAGGATTTCATGTTGCAAATCATAGTGATCTTTTCTAAGATGCATACTTTTTATTGCGAACCTTTGTGCCAGAATCTCTTGGATTCTATCACGTTTCGACATCCTTGTCCCAGGTTTTTCAGCCACGTATTTAACTCCGAAGTCATTCCTTCTACGCATCTCTGCATTGAGAGATTGAAAAACAGGCTTCGACATAGTCGTATCTTCAACCACGAATAAATTCGGGTGGTATATATTGTTAAGGTCGAACATATGGTCAACAATACCTTTTTTCCCTTCCCCAGGAATGCCCAAGACAGGAATTGACCTAACTCGTGTATAATGCAATATATAAACATTGTTGTTAAGATCAACCCCAACAACGAGAAGTACGCTATAATCACTATCCCTACGTATACTATCAGTAGCAGGATCCACACCAGCGAATACATTGATTGGTAAAAATCCTTTTTCTTTATCATCGATGTAAGATATTTGACTCTCTTCATCATACTTATATTCCCCCTCCCAATACTTTATATGTTCTCTTGTGAATATGGCGTCTTCTGCAGACTGAACCTCCATCATATATTCTTGATAAAACTTTTGAGGTTGCCCTGAGTCAGTATAAAACTTTTTCTTTCTCTCCATTTCCTTTTCGCCAAACCAATCAGGCCACAAAGGAGTTCCGTCATCTTGTATAGCTTTGTAGGTTATTACCGTCCAGCTAAAATCTTTTTTTTCAGTTGCTGCTTTAGTGTTTGCAACAAGTATGTTATTAATAAATGAATCAAAGTGAACGGGAGTACCATTAATACGTAACCTCCCTGTACCAGGTTCAAGAGCAGGAAACACAACAGCCGTAACAAGATTCGCAATTTTAGAGCGAGACTCAGCTGTAATGGTATTATTCTCATCTTCAAAGTCATCCAAGACAATAAGGTCGTATCTTTTATGGAGTTTAGCTCCTCCACGAATACCTGATAAATTTGATTTACTAATAAGTTTAGACCCATTTTTAAATTCTATATCGTCTTCTGTCCATTTTTTACCTTTTTGTTCACCAAAATAATACAAAATTCTTTCGTTAAATTCAATATGATATTTTATATAATCTAAGTTAGGTACTGATATTTTACTACTTGCAGCTACCCATCCGTAAAACAAAGGATCTTTAGTAAAACAAAAATCCTGTAAAATATTACATTTAGTTAAAACTGTTTTCCCATGACCCCTAGGTAATATAATAGCTGTTTGTTTTTGTTCTAAATCAGAAATTACATCAGCTACTTGGTAATGAAAAAATGGAGTTTCACTCCTCATAAAATCATCTGGTAAAAATAATTTACCAAATGCAATCATATCTTTTTTAGCTAGTTCTAGTTGTTGCTCAGCTTTAGATACGTTTTGTGTGTTTATATTAAACGATTTTTCCATCAACATTCAATAATGGATTATCAGCAGCTGATAGTTTATTTCTAGTACCTTCAGGCAAAGACGTATAAAAGTTTTTAAACGCACTGTAAGTCTTAGGTCCAAAAACACCATCTACTTTTAATTCAATATTAGAATCATCTTTTTTTTGCATAATAGCTGAGACAAGATTTAAACCAGCTTGAACTTCTCTAACTTCTCCTTCTGCCATGTCGTTATTTAAAAGATCCGTAGAATCTTCAGCCATAACATCATCCATAAAGCTATTTACCATTTTCCTATTGGACATGATGCTCCTTTTACTTTTACTTTTGCTTTCATCATACAACCACATTTTCTACATTGAGAACTGTCTTTTAAAAAAGGACATTCTTTACAAATGCTATACCTTTTAGAAGCAGCCTCATCATTTATAAAGCCATTAGTTACTACATCTACTGTAGACTTTAATAATCCTAACCAGTCATAATTTTCAATATCACTCATATCTCTCCCAAGATATTAATCGCAACAAGATATACACTGACCTAACATATTATATTGAGGTGAACAGCCATCATCAGTACCGCCCCCATCATTGTCTCCATCACCGCTTCCACCCATGCATTGTCCCATATTAACTAATGAGCCATCAGGACAATTACCACATGAAACTTGTTGTCCTAAAAGATTATAGCAACTTTCAGAACCATAATCGGTATCATTGTCATATTGACCTGGATCAGTATCCATTTCGTCATTTCCTGGACCTGTGTACAAATCTCCAACACCTGGACCTGAAGGGTCTGGTTGAAATCCTGGAGCTTTATTACTACCCATAGAACCCATCGGATTATTCATTTTTTTATCTTTTGGCATTTTAAAGATGTCTTGCTTTTCACCGACACTTTTCATTATGTCAAAAGGGCTTTTATTTTTCTTCATGTTGAGTAATTTCCTTTGGTCTTTCTGCGACTTCTAGCATTTTATCATCAAATCCACCAAAAGATACGCCTGTTAGTTGAGTTACCTTTGTTGATTGCTTATCTTCTAAATCTAAAATATCAGCTAATTTAAATAAAGCTCTCAACTTCACATCTTCTTTCTCCGCCAACTCTGCAGTACTTTTAATACCTTTTAAAATATATTCTTCAGATATACCTAATTCTTCTAGTACTGGTTTTAATTCTTCTTTCACTGCTGTTAATACCCTCTCAGTTTTAACTAGCTCTAAAGATTTTTCTAAAGCATACTTCCCATTATTAGTAGGAAAAGCTTTTAGATAAGCTTCTCTAGGAGCTAATTTTTCAATACTTAGGTAATAAACAAAAAGCTCTTCTTTTTTAGTAAGGTATCTAGGCTCATTGTTTTTAACTCCAGAAAAAGAATAAATGTTTTCTCTTTTAGAAGTATCCATTTGTTTACTTTTACTTGCTATAAACGTTCCTGTACAAGTACCTACATAGTAAACTATTCTATCTTTACCCTTGCGTCTTAGCATTTTCCCTTTACGCAATACTTGGATTACACAGCCATCATCGGCCTCAACCCAATCTCCTATATCAGAAGTTTTCCATGGAACTACCTTTATTTCCGATGGTACTTCTTCTAGATCTTCAAATACTTTATGCTCTTCTCCATTTACCCTATAGGTACGCATATTAGCATTTCCATTTACGCCTTGCTTTACACGCTCTTTTATCTGGAGTTTTGCTACAATCTATGTTGTATTTTTTGATTTGACCTAAAGATCTAGCGCAATATGATTTTTTACGAGGGCCACCTTCTGGCTGAGGTGCTTTTAAATCTGAACCAGGGTTTGCAGCCTCATAGGACTTTCTACCCTTTTCATTTAAACCACCTTCAGAGTTTTGACCTTCTTTTCTTTGCCATGCTGCTGATTTAGCCATTACTCACCCTCCTTATATATAGTTTTTTGATACCTGTATTCAACGGAATCAGTTTCTTCGCCTTGTATTTCAGTTCCTACTGGAACAAATAAATCTTTAGCTAATTGACCTGTAACTCGATGTTTCTCCCCAACGGGGTGAATGTCTCCTTCGTACGGTCACCTGTGAAATCCTTCAGGTACTATATCTTTTTTAATTAATGCTTTCTGCTCTTTAGTAACTTTTTGCACTTTTTGCTGCTACCATAGATGAAGCATCTGTAGTTGTACTTACAGGTTTTTTATATTTAGCAAATTTACCCTTATAAGCCATACAATCAGCTTTTTGTTTTGGGTCCTTTATCTTTTTGCACATTTCTTTTCCTGGCATGAGGTTTCTCCTTTTTAAGTTTACTTAGTTCTTCAATAACCAAATCTTCTAACCCGTATGTTTTCCTAGCTAATGCAGCTAGTAAGTTTTCTACTCTCTCTAAACGTTCTTTAACAGTATCAAGCTTCTCATTTAAAGACCATCCGTCTAATCTCATAATCTCTCCTCTTATTTGCGCGAGCGAAGCGAGTAAGATAATTGCGAAGCAATTAAATTAAGCCTCACCAACCTCACCGCTATAATTTATATCCCAATAGTCCTCATCAATTTCTACTTCTTTAGGCATTGGTAAAAATACTGGAGGCTCTGTACCGCTAACAAACTCTGAAATACTTTCTATTTCTTCCTTGTTGTCATCATAGACAATCTCTAAAGTATAAGTTTTTAAAGCCATAAACACCTCCTTTTAAATACAATTTAGTACACTAGTTTACTATTTTTAAAATTAATATACAACTACTTTTTTAAATTGCATAACTACCTTATAATAAAAGACTTATAGCTATTTTGCAAATATTCTATTTTGCAAAATTCGGACTGGTTAAGCAATCCTAATCTTCTTTAGATTCTTTTTCTTTTAAATCCTTAGCTTTTTTAACTAAGAAGTCTTTAAACTTTTCGTCATTACCTTGAAATTGTATATACATATCTACTGCACTTACATACCTTTGTACGATACTTTCAAGCATCATAAGTCTTTGACCTAAATGATTGATCTCTCCTACTATTTCTTTATTTGTTGGTTTCTTTGGCATCTCTCTCCTTCGGACCATCCTGGCTCGTTACTTCGCTTCAACCACCCTCAAAGCCACATAAATTACACCTATACTTGCAGTTAACAGCATATGCAGGTTGACCGCAGCCAAGACAGGTTACTTTTATAGTGGGCATTATTTGGTAAGTTTAACGAGCTCTAGGTCTCTTACTTTTGAGTTATTAGGGCAGAAATCTACTTTTTTCATAAAAGCAGTAATCTCTTTATCCGACATAGGTTCTTCGAATACAACCCTAAAAGTTAGTTTAATTTCGTTGTGCTTCATCTCACAATTTATAGAAAAAGTTTTAAAAATACAAGGATTTTATCATACGGTCTTATTTATATGTGAGTACCCCTTACGGGGATTATTTGCTATCGCTTTTTAGTTATTTTTGATTTGAGTTTTTTTGTGTTATTTTAGTTTGTTTGTATGTTTTATTAATCTAATAAGAGGAGGGTCTTAACTTCGTAAGAAATAAGAACTACTCGAACATGCGTATCGATATAGGCAAGGGCCAGCTGTTAACCAAAGGGTTGCATGATGCAATCATGTTGGAAGCACAGCAAGCAATTGCGTATCTACCTGCAGAGGATAAAGTGAACATGGCATTAGCCTTAGTCGCTGCTCCAAAGATAGATGACCATAATAGTGTAACTAATATGGCTATTGAGCTAAAGAATAAGTTAGAGGAAGCTAACAATGTTATCTCTAGTTTACAAGCTCAGATGAATGCGCCTGCTTCGAACAGTACAACAACACCGTAGTCTATTGACACGAGTACAGTGAAGTTGTTTGAGGTTTGGGAGAACCTTGTCTGTGAATTACCAAATCTCCCTTTTTCACCTATATTCTTCTGTTTATATGGTGAAGGAGTTATGTAAATATCATAAAGATAAGGAGAAGAGAGTGAGTTACCTTGGATTATCGATAGACCACTGGATGTTTCAAGACAATCAGGGGAATGTTTACGGAGTTCCATTGAATAGTGCTGATACATATGGTAGAGCGTGGGAGATTGCGTTCGACTATTTCTTCAGCGTATAATATAATGGACTTATACCAGACTTATACCATGTGATGTACACTATATTCATGTGGTATACAGCTCTGTTTCGGGTGTTTAACTACGCCTTATATCATAGTGGACAAACCACCTCGGGTTATGCATAATAGAGGCCACGTTAGTGCGGTAGCAAAGATGTAACAGGACATACCTGGAAGTCATGCAGCGTCCACTTGAATTTATGCGGGATGGAGGAGTTGGTACCTCGATTGGTTCATAACCAATAGGTCGGCAGTTCGAATCTGTCTCCCGCAACAAAAGACTATGTAAGTGAATAACTTATAAAGATATTGGCAGTCATTGTGACGTAAGAATTAACCAAGCCACTTATATAGCAAGAATTACGTAAGTAATCGGCAGCATTGTGTCGTTAGGATAACTGTGGTAACACAGCCAAAGTGAATGGGTCATGGAATATAGCCCTAGTAGCGCCATCATGTGGTCTAAGAATGCAAGCTCTATCGTTAGTTATCTTCGTCTCATGGGCGACAGCTGAGAGGCTTAGGTGATTAATACCTGATTGGGATTCAGGTTGCGAGTGGTGACACTTTATAGATCAAAAGAGTAGGATGATAAGGCTAAGCTGTGGTAGCAAAGTCGGCATCCATTGTCAAGGTGACTGTCTTGTAGAAATATAAGAGAGAGTAAGCGTGCCTGATACAACTTAGATGAGATTCACCAGATTTCATGTGAAGGAATTGAGTGTAGTATTTACTAGTTCAAAAGACAAGTAAGCTACGACTGTTATGGTCTCGATCCAACACTCCCCGTTTCCACTTTATAATGTTAACACATTAAACATAAAATGATAACGTAAAAGAAAAATTACATAGCACGATTCAGAGCAAAGGGCTCTAGACCTCTTGAAAAACCAGAGGATAGTGTTGCTCTCAAGGCAATGCTAGGAGGTGGGGAAAGATACTAAGTCATAACATTTATTTGTTATGTTAGAATGGGTAGCTCCTGTTATTAGCGTCATATAACTGCTAAGATAACTGAATCGATAAGAGTGGTAGTCTATAACTACTGAGCTTTGAGGGATACTAGATGGCAACATTTAGTGGACAAAGAGGAGAATTTCATAATGACTCCAAAGACTCTCAATTTATAGATATAGTCTCAGTCTATAACCAATTACTTATAACTTATAAATTAGGAGAAATATATATGCATGCTAAACCTAGAATTGTATGTAAAGATGGATTCTCAATGTCTGTACAAGATGGAGAACACCATTATGCTATACCTGGAGAAACATCTGAAGTAGGATTTCCGTCTGATATAGAAGAGCTATTAATGCCTTATGTTGAAGATGGTGAAAGACCATTAGACACTGTATATGCTCATGTACCTAATGTTGTTGTTGTTAAAATAATAAATAAACATGGAGGACGTGATAATGGGAAAGATTAAAAGTTATGTTCAAGATTGGTTAGACAAATGTGGTAATGATTTAGGATACAATCAAAGAACTGCACCAGAATTAAAAGATTTAGATGTAGTAAGAGAGAATAGATTACCAGTGTGGCAATATTATGGCTTTAAGAGTCAAGAAGAATACTGGAATGATAAATATGGACTAGATGATGAGCCTCATGATTTAGAGGACATAGAACCTATAGAATATTAAATGGAGGAACCAAATGAAGCAAGCAATAATATGTGATGTGGATGGAACTGTAGCTCTTATGGATTTTAACAAAAGAACTCCGTATGACTACATAAAGGCTGATGAAGATAAACCTAATCAACCTGTGATAGACCTCGTGTTGAATACAGCAAAGGCTTTAGAATGTTATATAGTCTTTCTATCAGCAAGAGAAAATGTGAACTTTTCAAGCAAACGTAGTAAATATAATAATGCTTATGACCTAACAAGAGACTGGATTCACAAAAATGTCTTTGATAGACTAGGCTCACCGCATCCAATACCAGG